TCGGTAATTGTGAACCGGATATATCCCACGATGCACCGTTGTAAGTGAGCAATGAACCAAAGGCCGCGCCCGTTGTATTTACGTCGTCTAGGTCGCCTAAGTCCGTTGCACCCGCTGCACCCGGTAGCCACTTACCCGCACCATATACCAAAGCTTGTCCAAGTGTCGGTGTGCCGATAATTTGCACGTCGTTTAAATCGTCCAACTCTGTCGGTACGGATGTAATGTCCGCCTTTAAATCTAACGCCGTTTGTGTGGCCGTGCTTACCGGCTTATTCGCGTCGCTCGTGTTGTCTACGTTACCGAGTCCCACGTCAGACTTGCTCGCTGTATCGTTTACCCATTCGCCGCCGTCGTATCTGAAGAACTCGCCTTGTGCAGGTTGGGAGATAATAACGTCGGTGAGATCGTTGAGGCTGATAGCCCCTCCGTCCGCTGCGTTTATCCAAATACCGTTCTGGTATTTAATTACCTGACCATTTGCCGCATTGGTGATAGTGACATCGGTCAGAGCTTCAAGGGTCTCTACACCTCCCGTATCCAATGTAACAACGCCGTCACCGTCATCGGTTAGAGTGCCGTTAGTGACCTTGATAGTTCGAACGGACTGCACGTCTGTTGACCCGTCAAGGGTGAGCATACGAAGGACACCGCGTCGAGCATATACTACCTCACCGCCTCCGGGAGCAACTCCATCGATTGGAGCATTGCAAGCATCCCACTCGTAAGGGATAGCAACCGATAAATCGAGAAGCACCCCGGAGAGGACATTCTTCGTCTCTTCTTCGAGTGGTGTAGTCGTAGCGTTTACAACCTCATAATCTTGAGCGAACAAGAAGATGTTTCCACCCATCCTGATATCGGCGAGGATATCTTCTGCGCATTGCTCAGAATCGGAGATAGCTTCCTTTTGAGGGATTACCTTTCCTTTCTTGTCGTGAGGTACATCGAGGATATACACCTCAAGGTTGTATGTCTTTGTTCCCGCGTCGTATGTCGCTCCCGTATAAACGAGATGCATTAACGGGAACTCCTCGAACTTAGAGAGGTCTACGTCATCGGGAGAGCCAAAGGAGAAGCTCTTGATGAAGAAGTGATTCTCTGCGAAGATTTCGAATCTCTCTACGATGTTATTGAACGTGATCATGTGCGGCGCGGTCTTTTAAATATGCGAGGTGTTGGAAAACAACTTGGACAGGTAGCGACGTAATCGAGTCCATTTTGAGGACGTTTTCGCCTGCGAGGGTATAGAGGATGTGATACCATCCCCACTTTTCGCCAACCGGGTCGCTTCCTCCGCCACCCGAAGTAAAGAGGACTGAATAGAATGCAGCAGTTCGTTTCTGGTAGTCCAAAAAAAAAGCAGCGTTCCCGATACTAAGTCCGCAGGCATCTCTTCAAACGCAGATGCGTCTTCTTTGGCTGTGTACTTCTTTACCTCGTAGCTCTCTCCAAGCTCATAGGTAACCTCACGGTAGAGGATCGCCATCACTTTGTGAGCGTTCTTCCAGAAGTCTTCGAGGTAGGTCTCAAGGTCTATCCATTCCCCCGCAGTAAATGCGTCCCAATCGGGAATAAAACCCAATCGCTTTCCGTCCATTTCAAGGACTTTCTCGAATCGTGCAGTCTCTTGGGTGAGTAGGTTGTCGATATGCTCTCCTGCGGCCTCCAAGAGCTTCTGAGGCATCTTCCGCAGTTGTGCAACGGACTTACCGGAGCAAGCGGATACCCGTTCTAGGGGATTCTCTGAGGTCATCATCACTTGGAGTTCACCGAGTGAGAGATCTGACCATCTGTGAGGGAGCTTGAGTTCCATTATCTTATTAACTTGTTCTTGTTGATTTCCTTATCCAATAGCATACGAGCCGAAGTTGGGGTTCGTTTGATTCCATGTGATCCCGTACCTCATCGCGTCTATTGCGTGGTTGAAAGAGTCGACGGGTTCATTTAGTTGCTTTCCGTTCTTGTCTTCTTTCCACTTGTAGTTGCGTAGCTCTCTGATGAGGTTGACACTCCGAGAAGTGACCGCAAGCGGGCGAGAGTGTAGGAATGAGATTCCGCTTCTAATCGAGTCACGTCCTTTCCTTGCTCCGTGAGTATTGAATCCGTGCGAGTGTATCTCGTCGATGCTCTTGGGTTCTGCGCTGTCACAGATGACAACATCCGTTCTATCGACTCCGTTATCTCGGAGCATTTTCGCGATATCTGAATTAGTGAGTCTTGTCGCGTAGCAGATTTCGTCAACGGCAAATCCGTGTCCGTCGGTGTAAATTCTGACAACTGCTGTCGGGTCGTTTGTGTAGCCAAAGTCAAGCCCGATGTTTAGGAGTTTGTATTCCTTTGGTATTTGGTCTATTTCTTTCCAATGGGTGAAGATGGTCGCTTGTGATGCCCCTCTTTCTCCGAGTCCGTAGACTCTCCAGAAGTTTTCATCCACGTCTTTAAATCGTTCGATTTCCATGACCACACTTTGCGGAAGGAAGGGGTTGTCCTTGTACGTTGTTTGAAAGAAGTCCGCGTCTTCTCGTGGGATAACTTGTTCATATATCCAATGGAACTCATCTGATGGGTTGAAGTCTATAATTGTTCGCTCGGTTGTTCTGAGCATAAGCTGCCTCCAGTCTTCGAGGCTCAGTTCGTTGGCTTCGTTGATGAAGAGTATCTCCCGCTTCCGTCCTCTGACTTTCTGCGGTTGGTCTACCGATATAAACTCTACGAGGTTGCCCCATAGTTGATACGTGCCTTCGCTCTTGTTGTGAAGCTCTACGTTGTACGCTCCTTCTTTGTTGAGTATCTCGAAAAAGTCCCGCATCGAGGTCGCACGAAGAGCGGGGTACGTCTTACGGCATATGGTGATAACGAGTCCGGTGTTCTTATGGCAAAGCTCTATGAGTGCCGTGAGGATACTGAAAGTCTTTCCGCTACGACTTCCGCCTTGATGGACTTGGATACGTGCCTTCGATTTCTTGACGTGGTAATATGTTGCAGCGAGTTTACTCATCTAACCACGAGAGGGGCTTCTTCTCTTGTATCTCTATCTCTTGCCGTTCTATATACCCGCGCTTCTTGCCTTTGGTCTTCAAGAAGAAGATAGTCGCTGCGGGGTTACCTTCCTTCACGAGCTTATAGAGGTGGGATTCTGCAAAGTCGAGGACGCTGTCTTGAATGGAGTCGACCGCTTTCTTATAGTCCGCATCCTCCTTGATCCATTGGTAGTGGGTTGTTCTTCCCATGTCTACCATCTTACAAGCGGTTGACACGATGCCCAACGATTTCTCGAGAGCCTCGAGCATGGCTTCTTTTTTAGTGTTCGGTTTGTTCGTTTTTACTGCTTCCATAGCTCTGCTTTCTTACCGGTGAAGTCCTCCCATCGCTTTACAATGACATCGCAGTATTTTGGGTCAAGTTCCATTCCGTAGCATTTGCGATTCAACTCCTCGCAAACAATAAAGGTCGTACCGGTTCCTGCAAATGGTTCGACTACACTCTGAGCCTCTGAGAACAATTCACCGAGAACCCATTTAGGGAGGTGTGCGGGCATCGCGGCACCGTGAATCGCTGCTTCTTTGTTTTCGTTATTTACCGCACTCGTATACACGTTGTTTTGATTACCGCGAAACGATGCAAACGGTAGACTTCGAGTCGCGTTGTATTGTCCAAGAAAGACCAGCATCTCGAATCCGCTTGTAAGAACATTACTCGCCATAGCTGGAGGCGGGTTGGTCTTTGCCCAAATTGCCACGTCAATAAGCCGAAAGCAATTCTCCGCTATCCACTCGAAAAGGGCTCGTTTGTTTCCTGCGAGCGGTTGAACGTTAACACACCACGCATCTACGTATTCATCAAAGGCTTTATAAAATCCCGACATTAAACTTGCCCAATCTTGAGCGTTGTCGTCGTGGTCTTCGTAGGCGTTGCCTCTTTTTCTATTTGCTTTGTTTCCTGAAAGTTTGGCCGATTTACCGAGTGCGTAAGGTGGTGAAGTGAATCCAATATCCGCCTTCTCTCCGTTCATTAGCTTCTCCACGTCCTCCGC